TGGACGAGAACCAAGTGACAGCTAACGCGAAGCCTGCTGATCCCCAGAAAAAACTGGAGAATGAAGGCAGTGGTCTCGCTGGTGTTGAAGATCTTGGCGGTCCCACCCCTCAGAACTCCAAGCCCGACGACGAATCTAATAAGTATCGTATCGTGGCAAAGAGCGCATCTGCACCTACAACCAAACCTTCGGCTGCTTCGGCATCCCAGGGCGCAAGCATCAAGAAAGAGGATGCTGAGGTTGAAGGTGAAGAACTCACCGAAGAGGAAGTAGAGGAGACAACAATCGAAGTGGATCTTTCCGCTGATGTTGCTGCTCTGACCGAAGGTGAGGACCTGAGCGAAGAGTTTAAGGCAAAGGCAGCAACCATCTTTGAGGCTGCTGTTGTTACTCGCCTTAACGAAGAACTTGAGCGTATGCACGAAGACTACGCCAAGGTTCTTGCAGAAGAGATTGAGACAGTTAAGTCCGAACTCGCAGAAACTGTGGATCAGTACCTGTCGTATGCGGTACAGCAGTGGGCGAAGGACAACGAACTCGCTATCGAAAGCGGCATCCGTGTCGAGATGGCTGAGTCGATGATGACTGGACTCAAGCAAGTTTTCGCAGAGAACTATATTGAGATCTCTGACGAGAAAGTTGACTTGGTTGATGAGATGACCGAGCAACTCGATATTATGGAGAAAAAACTCAACGATCAAATCGAGGAGAATGTCGCTCTCGTACGCGAGATCGGCGGTTACACCAAGAATGGGATTGTGAGCGAAGTTTCGGAAGGTCTGTCGCTGACCCAAAAGGAAAAGCTGGCAGCACTTGCTGAAGCAGTTGAGTTTGAAGATGAAGAAACATACCGTGAGAAAGTCACAACTCTTCGTGAGTCGTACTTCTCCACTAAACCCGAGGTTACTCCTAGCGAGTTGACTGAGGATGTGCAAGTCGAGAGTCAGAACGTAAGCGGTTCTATGAACGCATATGTTCAGGCACTTTCTCGCTGGTCTAAATGATTTTAGATTGTAATCTAGTTCACTAACCTACCCCAACAAAGGAGACAAAGCAAATGTTCAATAGCGAGCATCTGCAGGAAAAGTGGGCACCTATTCTGGAACACTCCGAGATTGATAACATCTCCGATAAGTATAGAAAGGCTGTTACCGCTGTCCTGCTCGAAAACCAAGAATCCTTCCTCCGTGAAGAGCGTGGCATCCTGCAAGAGGCTGCCCCCACAATGTCTGCTGGTACCGCTGGTTTCAGTGGCAGCAGCACCGCAACTGGTCCTGTCGCAGGTTTCGACCCTGTTCTGATCAGCCTGATCCGCCGTTCGATGCCTAAGCTGATTGCTTATGACATCGCTGGTGTTCAGCCGATGACTGGTCCTACTGGTCTGATCTTCGCAATGCGCTCCCGCTATGGTACCAACCGTACCGCTGGCACCGAGGCATTCTTCAACGAAGCAGATTCCGAGTTCTCTGCAGAGAACGCAGCAAGCGACCTCGGTCGCACCGCTCAGGCAGGCAGCAACCCTGCAGTCCTGAACGACGCAACCCCTGGTTCCTACACCTACAGTGGCGGTATGCCGACTGCTGAGGCTGAGGCACTGGGCGACGCAGCAGGTAACGCTTTCGCTGAAATGAACTTCAGCATCGAGAAGGTCACCGTGACCGCTCAATCTCGTGCTCTGAAGGCAGAATACTCCCTGGAACTGGCACAAGACCTCAAGGCAGTTCATGGTCTGGACGCTGAGTCCGAGCTTGCAAACATCCTCAGCACCGAGGTGCTGGCAGAGATCAACCGTGAGGTTGTTCGTACTGTTTACAAGATCGCTCGCCCTGGCGCTCAGAACAACACTGCTACCGCAGGTATCTTTGACCTGGACGTTGACTCCAACGGTCGCTGGTCGGTTGAGAAGTTCAAAGGTCTGCTGTTCCAAATCGAACGCGACATGAACGCAATCGGTCATGAGACTCGTAGAGGAAAGGGTAACATCCTGATCTGTTCTGCAGACGTTGCTTCGGCACTGTCCATGGCAGGCGTTCTGGACTACACCCCCGCTCTGAGCGGCAACGCTGGTCTGAATGGCGATGACAACAGCAGCACCCTTGCTGGTACCCTCAACGGTCGTGTCAAGGTGTATGTTGATCCTTATTCCGCTAACGTAAGTGACAAGCACTTCTACGTTGCTGGTTATAAGGGTAGCAGCGCATATGACGCTGGTCTGTTCTATTGCCCCTACGTGCCCCTGCAAATGGTTCGTGCCGTTGGTCAGGACACCTTCCAGCCCAAGATCGGCTTCAAGACCCGCTACGGCATGGTTGCTAACCCGTTCGCAGAAGGCACCACTCAAGGTGCTGGTGCTCTCACCGCGAATGCAAACCGCTACTACCGTCGCGTACAGGTCACCAACCTCATGTGATCATTCACTCACAAAGAGTGTTACAAAGGACCCTTCGGGGTCCTTTTTTTATTAAATATAGTATATTAGAAAAAACTATGAGTACAGGATCTGTGACAAAAGTTGATTTACTTGCAAGGATTTACAAACTGAAGACTTCCCTGTACAACGGACAACATGAAGACAAAGGGAAGGAATGGCACGATGGTGCCCATTCGGCGCTAACATCTGTGTTAGACATCCTTGATGAGTATTCCAGATGAAGGACTTGGACTTTATAGACCACCTCTTACCTATGGACGACAACGACCTAAAGGAGTTGCAACAGAGAGCACTCCGAATGAAAACTGACATCCTCATGGAAGAACCATGCCCAATCTATGAAGCGGATGAAGAAGATTGGGAGGACTTCTGGTATGGAGAAGAGGCATGAAATGGAAGTGGGGTCCAGAAGCAGAGGTACCAGAACGTCTCACCCGAGAACAAGTTCAGGAGATGATCGATGAATCTGTCTCTGCTGCCATACGCCGTCACAATCGGAATGCTTCGATTATTAGTATGTGTGTTGGTTGGGTTGTTCTTGCACTTTTTGCTGAAGGTTTGCTTCGACTCATTGGAGTGATACCCCCTGTATTGCCATGGCTGAACATTACCTTGAACTGACAGGCATTGTCCTGCTCCTAGTCTTTGCTGGGACTATGTTCTATCACGGTCACATGATCATGAAGAACAAACACGGTTACTGGCATATGGACCAAAAGGAGTGGGACCGTGCTAATATGCGGAAGCGTATCGAAGAACTACTTAAGGACAAATGAACGCAGACTGGCGCTACTCGGATGACCGCATGGAACTGCGACAGCAGGTCTTCATGTCCCTCAAAGATTATCTCAATGAATACCCCCGAGCAGTCTATGAGTTCTCTCATGACTGGGTATCTCAGGGCAACAACAACCTAAATAACCTTGAGACGTGCTTCAAGTGGTTCTTACAGGAACTAAATATAAGGGGTATTACTGAGCAGTATGGCGACCTGGAAGAACCAGATACAGAATAAAAACTTCTTGAGTCCGATTGGATTCAAGTTTACGCTGGCAAAGTATCCCAAGGTTGCCTACTTCTCTCAGTCTGCAAACATCCCTGCAATCAATCTGGGTGTTGTAGAGCAACCTACTTTCTATGGACGTTCTCTCCCCACAGACGGGAACATCACATATGATCCATTCACCATGAACTTCTTGGTGGATGAAGATATCGAAAACTATATTATCTTACACAACTGGATTCGTGGTCTGGGTATCCCCGATAACTTCAGAGAGCGCAGAGATTTCATGGACGCTCAGGGTGAGCTCACCAATGGTATGCAAGGCAATGAAACGAAGTTTGCCGATGCCACGTTGACAGTTCTAAACTCAAACTTTAGATCCAACTTTCAGGTTGTATTTTATGATATACTACCTGTATCTCTCAGTGCTTTGGACTTTAACGCATCTGTAGATGGTACGGAGTATGCTGCAGCGTCAGTGACTTTCAGATATAGATCGTACGAGATTCAAGCGGTTGAGGGGACCCGTAAGACTGAACTCTCCTAATGGCAATCTTAAATCTTGAACGTTTGCAAGAGCAATGGGCAGAGGATGCCCCTCTTGATGAAAACGACCTCGTGAATCAAGCACTTGCTGTGCCTGGACTTCATCAACGTTGGATGACTTACTATAGCACATTCAAGTTAATGCACAGTGATGCCTGTGTGAGCATGAATCGCATCGTCAAAGAAAAGTTTGAATACTACGCTGGCAAAGCACCCGCCAAGGTATACGCAGAAAAACCCTTTGATCACAAGGTACTCAAAGGTGACCTAGATAAGTATGTATATGCCGATGACGATTGGTGTAAAGCGAGACAAAAGATCGATTACCTTGAAACGTGTCTTTATTATATTGAGGGCGTTCTAAGACAGATCTCTAACCGAGGTTACACCATCAAAAACGTTATCGACTTGAGAAAGTTTGAAGCGGGTTATTGATGACTGTTATTAGTAAGAAGAATGAGGTTTACATTAAGGTAAATACCGAAGCCCACATTCACCAGGAACTTGCAGACTACTTCTGCTTTGAGGTTCCTGGCGCTAAGTTTATGCCCCACTACAGATCCCATGTCTGGGATGGAAAGATCCGTCTGTACTCCCCAGGAACGGGAGAGATATATGCGGGTCTTTTTGATTATGTTTGTCACTTCCTAGAGGAGCGAGGTTACAAGTATAAGTTAGAGGAGAGTCAGTTCTATGGATTACCAAATGAATCCGACCCCTTCATCACTCCTGAGGGTGTTGCGGGCTTTGTTAGATCTTTGGGTCTGCCTTTCAAGATCCGAGATTACCAACTCAAAGCAGTATTCTCGGCACTTAAAGCTAATCGCAAACTACTACTCTCCCCCACGGGATCAGGAAAATCCCTGATCATCTACACCCTTGTTAGGTGGCACCTGCAGAAAGATAGAAATATTCTGATCATCGTGCCGACACAATCTCTTGTCACTCAGTTGACACAAGACTTCAAAGATTATGGGTGGGCAGCAGATCATTACGTCCATCAGATTATGGGTGGTCGAGAAAAATACGTTGAAACCCCTGTAGTGGTATCTACATGGCAGTCAATCTACAAGGAACCTAAGAAGTTCTTCAATAGATTTGATGTCATCATTGGTGACGAAGCACACCTCTACAAGGCAAAAAGTCTCGTTGGTATTCTAACCAAGTGTCATGACGCAAAATATCGCATCGGTCTAACAGGTACACTCGATGGCATGAAGACACACCAGATGGTTCTGGAAGGACTGTTTGGTATGTGTAATCGGGTGACTAATACTGCTGACCTGATGGAGTCGGGAATGCTGTCAAAACTGCGTGTGCGTTGTCTGCTATTG